ATCTTGTGTCTTTTTCACCCCTGCACTTACTACACCTCTTCTTCTCATTTACCATAAAGTTAAAGCTCTCTTGTGTCATTACGCTACCTCCGTTAATGTAAACGTATCAGTATTAAACCGCATCATACCTGCGTTGCCTTCTTCGGAACATGGACGGTTCTTCTCAATAGATAGATACGTTGTGTTACGCTCCTGTAGATCGTCAGCTTCTTTGTCACGCTTAAGATCAATGATAACTGACGCACGTTGACCGATCATACGACAGTATTTCATCTGACCATCATCGTTAGTGTGGGCGATAGTTACGATACCCACGTTTAACTCAGCCGATAGCTTGGACAGTCGTACCGATAGATCAGCCAGCATTTGCTCTTTGCTCTCATCTGATGAACCCACAAGCACATCTTGGATAGGCTCAAAGAATACAAACTTAACACCACAGGCTACAGCGAAGTAACGTATCTGGTCGATCAGGTCTTCTGCACCTTGACCATCACTAAGGTAGAACTGATAGAAGTTCTCATCCTTCGTTAGATCACCAATGGCTTTAACCACCTGATCCTCTGCGTCCTTCTCTTCGATCAAGTCCCTGCGTGTCAGATTGTCATTACACTGGTAAGACACAAGACCTAACAAAGATCGTAGCTTGGTTTCCTCTAAGTGCCATGCAGCAATAGGAACCTCACGCTGTAACATATTGTACTCAAGGAACCGCATGATCTCCGTCTTGCCTATGCCTGTGGGCGCTTTGATTACCGTGAAGTGACCTTGCATGAGGCCAAGTATCTTATCGTCTAATGCTTGGATACCTGTAGGTACATACTGATGCTCAGGTGTATCCTTGTACAACGACAAGAAGTCCTGTGTACTGTTCATCACATTCTCAGGTGTGAACTTACGAGCGTTCCACCATGCACTCTTGAAGTCTGCTGCCTTACCAGCCTGTAGGAACTCGTTAGCATCTTTGTATGGTCGATGGTCAACACGATAGACTTTGTTGGGGAACAGCTTTGCTATACGGTCAGCAAGAGCATTACCAGCGTCATCGTTGTCAACCGACAGGATGATCTTCTCGAAACTACCTAGCCAATCCGCACAGTTCTCCCACAGCTTCTTAGAGGGCGTAGCAGAGGGTAACGACACAACAGGGTTAGTGTACCCGCTCTTGAGTATTTGTGCCACTGAGAGAGCGTCTAGTTCACCCTCAGTGATCGTAACCATCTTAGAGCTACCTGCGGTAAAGAAGTTCATACCGAAGAGTTCATCACCCTTGAATCCAGACTTAGCGTAGAAACCCTTTTCGTCTAGCTTACGAACTTTAATTCCCCCGCTGGGGTACACATACTCCTGACGATCACCATACGTTAGAACACCGAAGTCCTCCATCGTCTTGCTGTTGATGCCACGCATGTTAGTGTAGCTACCCTCACCAACGTCTTCTATACGCTTGGGGGTAAAGTTTGTTACATTCATATCATAATCCTTATTTCCACTGACGGGGTATCTGTCTTTAGCCCAATCAAACATTCGTTCTTTTGATGGGTATCCTCTGTCACAAGAGTGACACTTACCAAATCCATCGGTGTTCCAACTAAAGGCGTCAGAAGAGCCACATGACGGATACGGGCAAGGTTGTGATCCATGTTCGGACATACGGCCCTCCTTATTTAACGACAAGTTCTAGTAACTATAGTTATAACTAATGTTATATAACTACTAGAGTAAATAACTATAGTTAGTAACTTAAGTAACCCCTACACTTACTTATAGGGATATATCTTGAGATATTATTCATCACGAATTGTTACAGTACGAACTTTCTTAACTTTCGTAAAGCTGACTCCTCCCTACGAAATACCCAAGTCTGGTTGTTTCCAGTAAGTATAGCAACATCATCTTGTGTCATATCACCAAAATACCTCATTTCTATAACCTCCAGTTCCTCTCTCGTTAATTTTTCACGGGCAATCTTTATTACATAACTTGCAAGCTCTTTAGCTTCATACCTAGAGACATGCTCTCTGCTTGAAGCTCCGTATTCCTCACTGTACTGACCAGATGTTGACGACAAAATAACTTTGAGCCACTTGTGTCCAGTTTCAGACATATCACCTTTAGCTTTGTCGTTTATATCACGGGTAAGTCTACGGGTGATATTGTGTGCTGGTACTGCAACAGGTAGAATATCAATGTTTATGTAATCGTGCATACGTCTCTTAGCTTCCCTGTATAGGTGCGCTGGATGCACTTCCTCATTATCGGCTAGTATCTCGTAGCACTTTAGTACACCCTCCTGAACTATGTCATCACGATGCGAATGTGAGTTAAACCTGTTTGCCACACGCTCACACATTTCTAATATCTCAGGCCCAGTTAAGCTCATACTCTATCTCCAAGTTTTCTAACTCTCGTTGTCTCTTTCGGATCAGATACACAGCTTCCTCGACTGTGACATCCTCAGACTTATCTAGCGCCCTAATGAGCCTCCTCATCTCTTCTTTGGTCATAGCTTGTCCTTACCCTCCAATTGATTGATCCGCATCTGTGAGTATCGTATGACCTTCTCAAGGTCTGTGATCTCGCTCTGCACTTCGTCCATACCCTCGTACAGCTTGTACCCCGCACGACTAGCATACTTAATGATATTCCCACGCCAGAACTCAAAGCCATTCAGCATGATATATGTGATAGGCTCAATTTTCCACCGTGCGTAGTGCTTAGGTTCATTCACGATGTCTGCTGTATGTTCTGCCATTACGTTCTCCTTAAATGGTTCATGCTCTGCTAACACTTTATGCCACTCACTGTTTATCATGTAGTGCCTCCCACGATACAGGGAATAGCTCAAGCATCTGATCGCTGATTTGATCTGCAACTACCCGTGTTTCTGCCTGTGTGTCAGTCTTACAGCGCAGGTTACACATATCAGAAAAGGCATCAAGGCTACCCGACCAGTACCACTCAGTCATAGTAGACTGTGGCAGCACCATACGAGCTTGCTCAGGGGCTACTCCATCTTCAAGCAACTGTTCATAGGAAGCTAGGCAAATCAGGTAAGGGTGAGTTATTACACTCGCTGAGTAAATATCATCAAACTCCTGCAATCTAGGGTCTGCGTGTTCGACAAAACCTTCACTACCTTGCTTCTTGTCTTTGCTGCGGCCTCTCCATTTACCTTTAGTTGGTTCATAGAACTCAGGTTCATCATCGACATACCTACGGCTGATCTCATTCCAGCGCAGGAACTTATGCTTGACTAACTGCCGTGCTACAAAGATAGGAGCCTTAATGTGGAAGCTGGCAAAGCAGTGACCGAAAGGGCTAATGTGCTTATGATCGGCAAGGTAGCGGATCAGCTTATCATCCTTTGCTTTTAGTTTAGGTGGACCCCACGCATCATCTTCCATCTCACTTCTCTTACCGAAGGATACCCGTGCAGCGTTAGCTACCGTCAAGTCTGTACCCATGTGGTCAATGTATGTTACTTCAATCATTTAGCTGTATCCCTATACATTCGATTGTCTCTTGCTTGTCATTGACTATAACCGAAGCATCCCTCAGTGCAGCCTCGCACATAGTTTCATTCTCATACGTTCCCAAGTGGTAGTACCTCACGCCCACCTCTGGGACGACGACAAACCATATTAGTATCCATGCTACATTCATCAGAAAGGAACCTCATTATTTCCATTGCGGGGGTCATTGAAGTAACCCTTCGCCAGATACGTCAGACGTGGATCAAGCAGTTCCTCTAGCTCACGGATGATTGACTTGGGACGGATACCCATCTCTTCTAAGTGTTGCTCAAGTGTCATGTTAAACATTCTCATTTCCCTTCGGGTGCTGTGTAAAAAACGTGTGTGCCAATGCGACCGTCTCGGTGGTAACTTTTGGCCCAATATGGTGACACATAGGTAGTATGATAGTGGGTAGAAGTCAAGCCTATGCGATCACCTTTTAGCACTGACTTAGCTATAGTCTCAGCTATATCAATGGCTTGTCTGTCGAAGACGTTGCCAGTGTACTTACGGTAGTTATCAGATTTTCCATCGTGGGTGAACGAGAACTGCTTGTGTTGAAAGACAACGGCACAGATTTCGTCGGGCCAACGGGGTGATTCTACCCTAGTCATTACGACCTCAGCAACGGCCCTCTGTCCTTCCAGAGGTTCACTACGGCTCTCAAAGAAGACCGCTGCTGCTAAACACATCAGGGGGGTCATACGATCTCGTTACCCATGCCAAAGATGTGACGACCACCAGCCTTGAGGGCCAGCACACGGTCAAGGCTAAAGCTCTTGTACTTGGGCTTCTCACCATCCTTACCCACGAACATGGGGATCAGGTTGTGCTTCTTGAGTACGTCAGCGGCCTTACGACCACGTTCACCACCCACGAGGTATTTCTTGACGTTCAAGCGACCATTGTATGTACGCTCCTCGTTGTCTTTAGTCAGGAACTTAACGGTAATGAACTCATTAGCGTTCTCTGCCAGTACCATGCTTACCATGCGTGTATCTAGTGTCATGTTATTACTCCGATTTAGTGTTGATTACATATATGGGCGAATCAGTTAGTGATCTTAGTGTACTTGCATGTTTATCAGCTTGTGCCTTGGACATCAAGGGTAACTTTAGCTGCATCAAGATGCCATTTACTTCTGTTGATATTGCGAATTGTGTCATGCGTCTTCCTTGTTTTTAAGTGGTGATCCTGACCACGATTTAATCGACATCCAGTCGAATGTAAAGTTAGCTCCAACGTAATCCCATACGGCCCAATACTCTGCGGTCTCTCTGGAGGTTTCATCCCACACCCATAAGCATAGGATATTCTCAATCTTGAACGATGCTATCTCACCACAGTGGTACATCATCTCAACGTCAGCATCGACAAGGATGTGTGTGTAACGATCAAACTTAGCTTCTTCTGCATCTTGGAACAGTCCGTTTACTTTTGCCATCTTAAGTCCTCCTTAATTCCCACGGTGGGGGTCAGCTTGTAGAATCACCGTACATAATTCCCTCGGTGGGGTCAATGACTAATTCCCTCGGTGGGGTACATAATTCCCTCGGAGGGGGTACGGTCATTTTCCATCGGTGGGGGTACGGTATACGACGGTATACGACGGTATACGATGGTATACGATGGTATGCGACGGTATACGATGGTATGCAACGGTATGCAACGGTATGCAACGGTATGCAACCAACGGATACAATGGGATGCAACGGTATACAATGGTATGCAATGGTATACCCAACCTGTAACAATTTGTGATTTGACTCTCGCGGAAAAATAATGTGCGACAAAAATGCAACTGATTCGCACTTGCCGTCTCTTCCGTGTTTTGCGACCGCGATTCGGAAAATCTAGCCCTAGTTGGTATAGTTTGGGGGGCGTCAATCCCCCTTGTGACGCTTTGGAATTTTTACCAGTTGAGCGGGAAGTCGTTTCCATCTGGATCAACGGCAAAACCATCTGACCCTATGTCATCCGGAAATTGAGCTTTCATTTTTGCGAGTAACTCGCGGCGATTGATTGCCTCAACAAAACCAGATTCCATTCCGTATTCGGATTCAAAGAAGTATTCATATTCCATTTTGCCGTCCTTTATATCAGCGTTTCAGTGAGTCCTTTATGGGCTGATTCGCTATACACCACAAGCAAAATGTTTTGCATAGCTACCATGCGCCTAGTGCATAGCTCTTTCAATAGGCATCCCCCATTTTATACAGCGATTCGGTAATGGAGTCAATAGTGCCTGAAACTCAATATAAGCCCGTTTTAAGCACGTTTTGACTCTCTGGTACTACGACCCAAAAAAGTGATTCCCTGCGCTCTATGCGAGTCAACCCCCTTGTTATGCTATTTGTGCATACCCGATATGCAATCTTAGCATGGCTGGGGGTATTGCGAATCGGTCTGGCATAGGCTATTTATAGTGTATCGAAACGCTGATCTTGAAAGGATAGCAAATGACACGCAGAATAGTTTACTCCAATGGTTCCATAAGAGTTGCCATCTCCAATATGAAAGTTTTTGACAAAGTGACTCCTTTTTGGGTCTATTATAACGACAAGTTAGTAACCAAATTCGCCAACAAAGAGACCGCCAAGTCTTATGCGATGGTTTTATTCAACGGATAAAACCAAAGGTTTGGGGGTTTACATAGCCCCCGAATCACCCCATAAAGATTGCACAAGTTAACACCGATAAAAGGAACGACAAAATGACACCAGAACAAACAATCATCAAAGGCTTAGACGATGCAGCGATTGCGCGAGTCTACCATCGCAAACGTAACCCCGCCCCCACGACTCCAGCATTTATGGAAAGACTCGCAAGTTTTCTGGTCAAGTTGACCGCGATTTTATATTTTGGTTTTGTTTGCTTCTGCATGGGCTATTTTAGCACGATATATAGCGACGGAATCTTGATTGAAATTCCTAGTGTCTTGTCGTATTGGATTGACTTTGGGGGGCAACAGTAATGAATCGCTCTTTCATCATTTATGAAGGCCCGAGTCTTATTGACGGGTCACCTATTGTTGCAATCGCGCAAGTAAAGTCTGGCAATCGCAAGACCGGGGATATGGTGCAAACGTGGATTCTTAGGTCAGATATTGACCCAATCACGGCGAGTCGGACTGGCGCAGATACCGCTATTTGTGGCGATTGCCCCCACAAGGGAACGCCAAGCGACAAGGAAACGGGATGGGCGCAAGACCGCACATGTTATGTCAATCTCTTGTTTGCACCTAACGGCGTATATAAAGCCTACAAGCGCGGCGCATATGATACCGCCAACGGCCACTATGCCGTTGCTGCAATAGGTAACAAGCGCGGCGTCCGTTTGGGTTCCTATGGTGACCCCGCCGCCGTTCCAGAATACATATGGGAGTCGCTCATTGCCAAGTCTGATTATGTCACCGCATATACCCATAACCCCACCAACCCTATGCCGCATAAGATTATGACAAGCGCAGACAATGCAGCACAAGCGCAAGACGCATGGTCACGCAATGAACGCACATTCAGAGTCGTTAGTGACCTTGCGCAGATCATTAAGGGCAAGGAAGTTTTATGCCCTGCTAGTGACGAGGCGGGCAATCGTGCAACGTGTGCATCATGTAAATTATGCGGCGGCAATAGCGTGAAAGCAAAATCAGTGGCAATCGTGGCGCACGGCGCAAGTAAACGTAAAGCAAAGGAATTAGTACAATGAGGAAAGTAATTCAGCACAAGACCAACAAACACAGCAGACTTGAGTTTGAATATCGCAATCTAGTGTTCCGCAAGGATTCTGACAAGTGGCATTGCTTCTATGTCTATGATTGCCCTAACGCTTGCCGTTTACACGCAGAAGAATTGCGGCAAGACAAGCCACACCTAGACTTTATGCCTGTATCGTGGCGCTTGGACGTTCACGCCTATAGCGTTCTTCCAGACTTTGATGATCCAGACGACGAATAAATTCTAATACATATGACTCCCTAAACTGGCGTCCCTTCGGGGGGCGTCTTTTTTGCGTCGTGCCAATCGTTTATCAAGTGTTACAGTATAACATAACATTTGAATCGCCCTAGTTTCAGACTGGCGAATCACATGCGAGATGTGGGCGAATCGCCTATCCTCTGTCAAGTTTTTATTTTGTTTACTCACGTTTTGTTACAGTTTTGCACGTTTTTGTAACATTTGTCACATTTTTGCGTGGGACCCTTGACATTACGGGCGAATCACTTTCGGCGGCCCGTTAACACCACATGAATCCAAAACCAAAAATTACTTTTGCCCTACCCACCACGTTCAAACGGGCGTTATATCTGGAGTACCCACCAAGGTATATATCGGCGGAAATCCGCTTACGTTATCACGAACTGTTACAAAACGGTAATATTACTCACGAAAACACGACAAAAAACAGAAAATACTTTCGTTGTAAAACAGTCGATTGTAAAATAGTTGACAAAAAGTAAAAATAAAGTGAATAATATTCTGAAATATATCCCTATAGTAATATGAGAGAGAGAGTAACTTAAGTTTTAACGTAAATTATTACCACTACGATATATACTACTAGACTATATAACGTAAGTCATAACTATAGTTACTCCCCTCAAGAATCACTCCTACAAGTTAAACCAAGAAGTATGTTCTCACAGATATAACTTAAGTTACAAAGTTCTTGCCGATTAACTGTAGGTAGTGATATCGACTACCCACTTAAGTTACCTTTAATCTTGTCGTTAATAGCCCGTAGGGCGGAGACTATCGTTATGATCGCAGCATTACCCTACAATAAGTTAGTAGAGAAGCACATCTTGGAATGTATCCAAGGTGGCATAGGTATTCGTCAAATGATTGCCTCAATGCAGCACCTACAGGATGCACCAAAGTCTTTATCTACTATGTACAAAATCTATGGGTCGTTCATTGAGATGGAACGAGCGAAGATCAATGGTGCTGTCGGTAAGAGGGTCATAGACCAAGCCTTAGATGGTGACTTTAAATCACAAGAGTTGTTCCTACGATCTA